AGAAATACAAAAAATAGCACCAGAATTAGTGACTGATAATGATGGAACTTTAAGTGTTGCTTATGGCAACTTAACTGGATATTTGATTGAAGCTATAAAAGATTTAAAACAAGAGATAGAAGAGCTTAAAAAACATAAATGTGATTGTAAAGAATAAATTGCACCCCGAAGTGCCTGCATGGGAAGTTGAAATACCACAGGGCTTTAATTTTAATCCTTATAATTTAAATTACAAACTTCAAGATGGAAGTTTATTTAAAGATATTACTACACGTTTTGAAAACCATGACCAAAATTTAAAACATAAAATACTTGGTTTACTAGATATTAATTATATTAAAAATAAAGTACCTGATTATACGCAAATTGATATAAAAATATTTAAAGACCTTCCGGGGTTTAAATTAGTACCACATTGTGATGTGTTGGAACATAAAGCTTTTATAATTTTTAACTTAATAGATAATGTAAATTCAACAACATTTTATGATAGATTTGAAAAATTATTATGTGAAGCTCCTAACAAAAGACACACAGGTATTTTTCATTTGTTACACACAAAACCAAGGATTATGCACGCTATAGAAAATAAAAGTAAAGCAGATAGATATACAACAATAGCATTTATTAAATAATTTGTAATTTTACTACATGGCTGTACCTAGTTCAGGAACCTTATCAATGCAATCAATAGCTCAGGAATGTCTATATGGAACTTATGGTTCTGGAACCATTACCGGGCCTATATCTATGTATAATTTAGTAAATGGCGGAAATACAGGTGGCGCAGTGACATCAGGTAATACTTATCCTACTGTTAATACAGGTTGTTTACCAAATCCAGCAAACAGAGGTTCAAATCAACTAACTGCTGTTACGGATGCTATGGGGACTGGGAGTACTACTTATTATTATAATTCAAATATTGGAGCGGCTAGTAATTTAAGTGTAGGAGATTATTTGTATACAGATTCAAGTTTGTCTACACCAGCAACTATTATATTTGGTGTACAAACCGGTACTTCAGCCCCTACAACAATATGTTCTGCTGGAACATCTATAAGTGGTTTAAATAGTGAAGGGGGAGCTGGGCAAATACAAACTTTACCATCATGTTCATAAAATATAAATTATGCCAATAGCTTATCCATATAAATTTTCAGACTTTTACGGATACGACCAAGACTGTTCTACGCTTACGGCTTTTACTTCAGCAATAGCTGAAACTGGAATAAGTTGTACTCAGCCATTGAATCAAACTTATTATCATGATGGTTCAGGCTCACTCCCTGTGGCTAATGATGTTGTATATACTAACTCTGCCGGAACCACAACTATAGCTGCCGGGAGATATCGTTTAAACAACAATACAAGTTTTACAGTGTTCGGAAATTCTGGAGTTGTATCTTTTATTGATTCTTGTAGTCCTTAAAAATTTACTATATTTATAAAAAAAAATTATGGCTAATACATACGACTGGCATATAAATCAGCTAGATGCTAAAATAAAACAAGATGGCAAAGACAATGTTATTTATATAGTGCATTGGACATATACCGCTAAAGATAAAACTAAACCAGATGAATACATGGCATCTTTAATTGGCACACATGGGGTTGAATATGTTGAAGGTGAAGATTTTATTGAGTACAAAGATTTGAAAAAATCAGATGTTGTTGGATGGCTAGAAGCTGGTATTGATGTCGATGCAAAGAAACTAAATCTTGACAATCAAATCGAACTACAAAAAAATCCTGTAGATGAATACTTAAAGCCAGATTGGAATTAAAAATACAATACTGAAGAGTATAAAGAAAAGGTAAAAAAAGATTAAGAAAAATACATTATTTTTGTATTATATGTTTAAAAAAGAAAATCAAACTACTTCAGGTGGTAATATTGAAATTGTTTATGAATACATAAATACCAATGGCTAAGGGTTTTACATTTGTACATAGATATAAAAGTAAAAAAAGAAGACCAGGTGTTCATGCAAAAACTAAAACAAGCAAATGCAAAGGAAGTAAAAATTATAAAAAAATTTACATAGGTCAAGGAAGATAATGCAAGATTTAAGATTATACATAATAAATTCAATAGTTTTAGCTTTTTCTTTTGCAGACTATGTAGTAGATATATTAAGAATAATTTTATTAGTAGCGACTATAGTCTATACAATAAAAAAAACACAAGAACTCAATGGCAACAAAAATCGGTGAGGATACTAATGTACAGGTTGACTTAAAAACCATCGGAATCATTATAGCTGGAACTATTTCTTTAGCTAGCATGTGGTTTACATTACAAGGAGATATTCAAGATTTAAATAACAAGATTGATAGTTTTAGTGGCGAGGAGTTTGTTCAAAAAATGGAGTTCCAGCTAAAAGACGAGCTGGTGAGGAGCACCATAATACAAATTGAAAAATCGACAGATGGTTTAAAAGAGGATATATTAGACAATAAAGAGTCAATAAAAGAATTAGAAGATAAAGTTTATAAAAGATGAAACATGTAATTTTTGTAATATTTGTCCTATTCATTTCAGCAATAACAAGCGCACAAGATATGACATTACTACATATAAATTCAAAATGGAACTCTGATAATGATTACAAATATCTCAAACAATTAAAAGGTGTTGAAGTATTAAAAGTAAAATTAGAGAACCAACCCCCAGCAATCAAAAATCAAATAAAATCAGTCCCAACAATTATTTTATATGATAATAAAACCCAAAAACCAAAAGGGCAATGGGCTGCTGATTTATCTTTCAAGTTAGAAATTGAGCCAGAAAAAATTCAAGAATGGATAAATAGGTCTAAGATGCAATCTACAAGAAGGTCAAGCACAAATTAATAAATTATGATTAGTAAACATATTTCTGAAAAGGAAGCAACCAAGTCGGTTACTGCTTTAAGATTAGGCATTGACAACACACCAAATGGTGATGCAATAGCTAACATGAAACAATTAGCAGAAAAAGTATTTGAACCCCTTAGAGAATGGGTTGGTGGTCCAATAAAAATCAACAGCATGTACAGGTCACCAGCTCTCAATGAAGCTATTGGGGGAAGTTCCAAATCTCAGCATTGTTGTAAAGGTGGTGCATCTGCAATTGATATTGATGACATTTATGGTCATAAAACTAACGCTGAAATGTTTTCTTGGATAAAAGAAAATGTAAATTTTGACCAAATGATTTGGGAGTTTGGTTCAGAAACAAACCCCGATTGGGTTCATGTATCGTATGTCAGCGAAGATAAAAACAGAAACAGAATTTTAAAAGCCGTAAGAGACGATGGTAAAACAAAATATATAGATATAACAAATGCCTGAAAAAAAGAAATTTAAAAATACTACAGTAGGAAAACTCCTTTTAGGAGCAGCGGGAATGATAAATCCAACGCTAGGAAGCGTATTACAAGGAGTTACAAGTCCTAAAGATGCTATAGCTGCTATTGGTAAATCTGATGTTAGCAATGAAGATAAAATTAAATTACAACAACTTATCTATGAACAGCAAAATAAAGAATTAGAGTCGGTAACTTCTCGTTGGCAAGCAGATGCAGCAAGTGATAGTTGGTTGAGCAAAAATGTAAGACCTTTAGTTTTAGTATGGTGTATAGTTATATTTTCATTTGCTGGTATATTAGACAGCATTGATAATGTTCCATTTCATATAAATGAAGTTTGGAATGACACTTTTGAGAAGGTTATGATGGCTACGGTTTTAGCCTACTTCGGAGGAAGGACGACAGAAAAGGCAACATCAATGTTCAAAAAACAATAATGAAAATATTTTTATTTTTTATATTATCATACTTATATGGATGTGCTTTATATTATATAAATAAAAATTCATAACTTTGTAAAAATTAAATTAAATAGATATGGCAGAAAAAAAATCTCAAAAACTAGATAAAGAAGAATTAGAAATACTTCAAAAATTAAACAAAGATTTTCAACTTATAAAAAATCAATTAGGAGATATTGAAATATCAAAAAACAATGTTATTAAAAATTTAAATGTTATTCAAAATATGTTTAAAGAGCAAGAAAAAAAATTGCTTGAAAAATATGGAGATAACGTTGTTATAAATTTAGAAACAGGAGTAATTAATCCTAAAGAAGAAGAAGAAAGTAAAGAGTAATGGATATTAGAAAAATATCTATTGGTCCTGATTATAAATCAGGTGCTATGCATTATATAGTTGGCCAAAAGATATTGAATAATTCTCATACAATTCATCTTATTAAATATGATGAAAAAAAGCAATCTTTTAAAATTTATATTGAAGACAAAGATGTCGTAATACTATGGAAAGAATTTACTTCTTCTATTCCTATTTCTATAGAGTATAATATAAATTTTTAATGAAATCCCCATTTCAGTTTATAGTTAAACCTTTAAATGGAAAAAGGTATGATAACACAAAAAAAATATCAGGGATTGATTTTATTACAAGTACTTCACAAGAAGACCATAAGTTTTCTAATCGTTACGCTAAAGTATTAGCAACACCTATAGTTTATAAAGGGCCTATTCAAAAAGAAGATATTTTATTAGTACATCATAATGTTTTTAAATTCTATTATGATATGCAGGGTCAAGAAAAAAGTGGTAAGAGTTTTTTTAAGGACGATTTATTTTTTATTGATAACGAACAGTTTTTTATGTATAAACATGATGAAAAATGGTATGCTAATGACAGATATTGTTTTGTCAAACCTGTTTCTACTGAAGAATCTTATATATTTAAACCGTTCTCAGAAGAGCCATTAATAGGTATCATGAAATATCCAAATAATTATCTTAAATTAAAAGGAATTAAAGAGGGTGATAAAATATCTTTTCAACCAGATAGTGAATATGAATTTATAGTCGATGGAGAAAAGTTATATAGAATGTTTGACCATCAAATTTCTTTAGTATTATGACTAATAAACAAATAAAATTAGAAATTATAAAAGCTGGTGAAAGAGCCGTTAAAGAATTAATTGATGTGGCTAAAGAAAAAATAATTAAACCTGACCCTGAAGATGAGTTGGCAGCAGATAGATTAAAAAATGCCGCTGCCACTAAAAAGCTTGCGATATTTGATGCGTTTGAAATATTAAATCGTATTGAACAGGAGAAAGAGGCTTTGTCAAGTAATGAAACAGTAAATGTTAAAGTAGAAACAAAAAGAGGTTTTGCAGAAAGAAGGTCCAAATAGTTTATACATTGTAGTTAAAAACTATATTCCCAAATCAGTGGTTTCTAATAAAAACAGAAACAAAAGTTGGATTTATGGATATAACCCTAAATATGATGTTGTTATAATTTCTAAATCTGGAGAGATTGGAGACATATACAATATTAGTGGTCTTCATATTGCTTTACCCAAAACACCTAAAGAATGTTTTGAAAGACATAAAAAAAAAGAAAATCAATATTGGGAAAGACATGAACTTCCCAAAGTTTTATTACGAATACAATCTATATTTCAATGGAATGAAATGCCTGGTGAGTTTAAAAATCAATGGGTTGATTATATTGAAGGAGAGTTTGACAATCGAGAACAAGGATATTGGTTTAAAAATAAAGGTATTTCTACTTATGTTACTGGAGCTCATTATATGTATTTACAATGGACTAGTATTGATGTAGGTTATCCCGATTACAGAGAAGCAAATAGAATATTTTTTATTTATTGGGAGGCTTGTAAGGCAGACAAAAGAAGTTTTGGAATGATATATTTAAAGATAAGACGTTCAGGATTTTCGTTTATGGGTTCATCTGAGTGCGTAAACACGGGTACGTTAGCCAGAGATTCAAGAGTAGGTATACTTTCTAAAACAGGTTCTGATGCAAAAAAAATGTTCACAGACAAAGTAGTTCCTATTTCAAATAGACTGCCATTTTTTTTCAAGCCTATTCAAGATGGTATGGATAAACCAAAAACAGAATTAGCATATAGAGTTCCTGCATCAAAGATTACAAAGAAAAATATGTATGAAATAGATGAAGATGAAATGGATGGATTAGACACCACAATAGACTGGAAAAATACAGATGATAACTCTTATGACGGTGAAAAATTATTATTATTAGTACATGATGAAAGTGGAAAATGGATAAAGCCTAATAATATTTTAAATAACTGGCGTGTTACAAAAACTTGTTTGCGATTAGGTAGTAAAATTATTGGTAAGTGCATGATGGGTTCCACATCAAATGCGTTAGATAAAGGAGGAAATAATTTTAAAAAACTATATGATGACTCAAATCCACTATTAAGAAATTCAAATGGACAAACTAAAAGCGGTTTGTATAGTTTATTCATACCCATGGAGTGGAATATGGAAGGGTTTATAGACAAACATGGTATGCCTGTTTTGAAAACTCCTGAACATTCTGTTTTAGGTGTTGATGGGGAAAATATTTATAAAGGAGCTATAAATTATTGGAAAGGCGAAGTTGATTCTTTAAAAAATGACGCTGATGCTTTAAATGAATTTTATAGGCAATTTCCTAGAACTGAATCCCATGCATTTAGAGATGAAAGTAAATCTTCACTTTTTAACTTAACAAAATTATATCAACAAATAGATTATAATGACTCAATGATAAAAGAACATTTTTTAACTAAAGGTTCGTTTCATTGGAAAGACGGTATAAAAGACACAAAAGTAATATGGACTCCAGATACAAGAGGTAGGTTTTTAATTTCATGGACACCAAATAAATCTTTGCAAAACAATGTAATTAATAGAGGAGGGATAAAATATCCTGGCAATGAACACATAGGTGCTTTTGGTTGTGATAGCTATGATATATCAGGTACTGTAGGCGGAAGAGGTTCAAATGGCTCATTACATGGTTTGACTAAGTTTAACATGGATGAAGCTCCGTCTAATGAGTTTTTTTTAGAATATATATCCAGACCTCAGACGGCTGAAATATTTTTTGAAGAAGTATTAATGGCGTGTGTGTTTTATGGTATGCCTATATTAGTTGAAAATAACAAACCTAGATTACTATATCATTTTAAAAATAGGGGCTATAGAGGTTTTAGCATGAACAGACCTGATAAATTATATAATAAATTATCTAAATCAGAACGAGAGTTAGGGGGTATACCCAATAGTAGTGAAGATGTAAAACAGGCTCACGCATCAGCTGTAGAGTCTTATATAGAAAAATATGTTGGAATAGATTTAAATGGTATATTTAGAGACACAGACGATATGGGAAGCATGCCATTTACAAGAACTTTAGAAGATTGGGCTAGGTTCGATATTAATAAAAGAACTAAATTTGATGCAACCATAAGTTCAGGACTTGCAATTATGGCTTGTCAAAAGAATTTATATCAGCCTGAAAAAAAAGAGTCAAAAATAAAAGTTAACTTTGCAAGGTATACTAATACAGGCAATTTAAGTCAGATTATCAGATGAAAGATGTAAAAATAAAAATTTCATCTGTAGGGTTTCCAAGTCAGTTTGTATCGGACGCAGAAAAAGCTACGATGGAATTTGGCTTACAGATTGGTCAAGCCATACAATATGAGTGGTTTAAAAAAGATGGAAATCAGTGCAGATATTATAATCAATGGAGAGATTTTCATAAACTTCGTTTATACGCAAGAGGAGAGCAGTCAATAAAAAAATACAAAAATGAATTAGCAATTGACGGTGATTTGTCTTATTTAAATTTAGACTGGACACCTGTTCCTGTGATACCGAAGTTTGTTGATATAGTGGTTAATGGAATGTCTGATAGGCTTTTTAAAGTAAAAGCTTATGCACAAGATGCAATGTCTCAATCAAAAAGAAGCAAGTATCAAGATTTAGTAAAAGGAGAAATGCTTGCCAAACCCACATTACAAATTATACAAAAAGAATCAGGTGTTAACCCTTTTGTTTTACCACAAGATGATTTACCTCAGACTGATGAAGAGCTTTCACTGTATATGCAATTAAACTACAAGCCTGCCATTGAGATTGCTGAAGAAGAAGCAATCAATACAATATTAGAAGAAAATCATTACATAGATTTAAGAAAAAGGTTTGATTATGACTTAACTGTGTTGGGTATATCTGTGGCTAAACATGAGTTTTTGCCTGGAGCTGGAGTTGAAATATCTTATGTAGACCCAGCTAATGTAGTGTATAGTTATACTGAAGACCCTCATTTTAAAGATTGTTTTTATTGGGGTGAAATCAAAACTTTACCTATTACTGAACTGGTGAAAATAGACCCAACATTAACTAGAGAACAACTTGAAGAAATTAGTAAATACAGTCAAAGTTGGTATGATTATTATAATACTGCGCAGTTTTATGAAAATGATATATTTTACAGAGACACTTGTACTTTAATGTATTTTAATTATAAGACTACTAAAAAGATGGTTTATAAAAAGAAAATATTAGAAACAGGTGGTAGTAAATTAATAGAAAAAGACGACCAGTTTAATCCACCAGAAGAAATGATGGAAGAAGGAAGATTTGAAAAAATTTCAAAAACTATTGATGTTTGGTATAATGGTGTAATGGTTATGGGCACAAACATTGTTTTGAAATGGGAGCTGGCTCAAAACATGGTTAGACCAAAATCAGCAAGCCAGCATGCTTTACCTAATTATGTTGCTGTAGCTCCGAGAATGTATAAAGGGGTTATTGAGTCTTTAGTTAGAAGAATGATACCTTTTACAGATTTAATTCAAATGACACACTTGAAACTACAACAAGTTATTTCTCGAGTGGTACCAGACGGGGTGTATATTGATGCAGATGGATTGAATGAAGTAGATTTAGGAACAGGAAATGCATATAATCCTGAAGATGCACTAAGATTATACTTTCAAACAGGTTCTGTTATTGGTAGGTCGTACACGCAAGAGGGTGAATTTAACAATGCAAGAGTGCCGATACAGCAATTAACTTCTAATTCAGGAGCATCAAAAACTCAAATGTTAATCACTAATTATAATCATTATCTTAATATGATTAGAACAGTCACAGGTTTAAATGAAGCGAGAGACGCTTCCACACCTGATGCAAATGCTTTAGTTGGATTACAAAAACTAGCAGCATTAAATTCAAACACGGCTACTAGACATATTTTAGACGGCAGTCTTTATATATATAGAAGTATATCTGAAGCACTTACTTATAGGGTTGCTGATATATTAGAATATGCAGATTTTAAAGATGATTTTGTAAATAAAATTGGAAAATTTAATGTAAGTATTCTTAATGATATATCCGATTTATATGTATATGACTTTGGTATTTTTATTGAAGTTGCTCCAGATGAAGAGGAAAAAGCTAAACTAGAGCAGAATATTCAAATGGCTCTTTCAAAACAAGATATTAACTTGGAAGATGCTATAGATATTAGAGAAATTAAAAATATAAAACTAGCTAACCAATTATTAAAATTAAAAAGAAAACAAAAACAAGAACAACTAGAGCAACGTGAAATGAAAAAACAAGCTATGGTTGCTCAACAACAACTACAATCTCAACAGATGGCTTCACAAACTGCTATGCAAAAACAACAAGCAGAAATTCAAGGTAAAATTCAATTAAAACAAGCCGAAATTGCTTTTGAAATTGAAAAACAAAAAAATGAAGCTTTGCTAAAAAGTCAGTTAATGCAACAGGAATTTGATTACAACCAACAACTTAGAGGTATTTCAGAAGGAGCTTTAGCAGAAAGAGAAAAGTCAAGAGAAAAAGCTAAGTCTGATAGAATAAGTCAACAAAATTCTGAACAATCTCAATTAATTTCACAGAGAAAAAATAATTTACCTCCTCAAAGATTTGAATCCAATGAAGACTCACTTGATGGATTTGACCTAGCAGAATTTGAACCAAAATAACTGAAAAAAATAAACCATATTTATTGTTACCTTTGTAACTAAAATTAAATCAAATGGAATTAAAAGTAAAAGCCTTAGATGGCGTAGAAGAAAAATCTGTTCAAGAAGTTGAACAAGAACTGCTTGATAAAGCAGAAGATAAATCACATGAGGAAACTCAGGTGGAAGAAAAAACGGAGTCACAGGTTAAAGTAGAAGGTGAAACTTTAGAACCAAGTGCTCCAGCTCAATCCTCAGAGTTAAACGAGGAAGACGTTCTTTCATATATTAAAAAAAGATACGATAAGCAGATAGATTCTGTTGAGCAACTCTTTGAAACAAAGCAAGAAAATAAAGAATTGCCACAAGATGTAGCTGCTTATTTAGACTATAAAGAAAAAACAGGACGTGGAATTAATGATTACGTTAAATTAAATAGAGATTTTAATTCCATGAATGAAGAGTCTTTGCTAAAAGAATATTATTTAGCTACTGAACAAGCTTTAGATGAGGAAGATTTAGATATATTTCTCAGCGAGTTTGACTTTGATGCGGAAGTTGATGAGGAAAAAGAGGTTAAAAAAATTAAGTTAGCAAAGAAGAAAGCAATTGCAAAAGCTAAAAAGTTTTTCAATGAACAAAAGGAGATGTATAAACAACCACTTGAGTCAAGAACGGTTGGAGTTTCTAAAGAGGACAAAGAAGCACTAGAAGCATATCAGCAATATGTAAAAAGGTCTAAGACTTATGAGGAAGAAACTAACAAAAAACGTGATTGGTTTTTAACCAAAACGAAAGAAGTTTTTAATGATTTCAAAGGTTTTGATTTCAAGATTAATGAAGACAAAGTTGTTAGTTACAAGCCTACAAATGTAGACGAGTTAAAAGAATCTAATTCAGATGTAAATAAATTTTTTACAAAATTCATGAATAAAGAGGGTTTACTCGAAGACGCAAAAGGTTTTCATAAGGCATTGACTATAGCACAAAATCCTGAAAGATTTGCAAAGTTTTTTTACGAGCAAGGTCTTTCAGATGCAACAGAGGATGTTACTCGTAAAATTAAAAATGTAAATATGAGTGATAGAAAAACCCCTGAAATTGCAAAAAAGGATGGAGTGCAAATTAGAGCGTTAAACCAAAGCTCAGGCCGAGGTTTGCGCATTAAAAGTAAAAAGTAATATTAATAAATTAAAAAAAATTTAAAATTATGGCAGGTTCAGTTCAAGCAACTCCAGGATTTGATTTGCAGCCATCATCACAACAGGTGCCATTGGCTACAAATTATATCACAAACTTTAACTTCTTAAATCAGTATCTACCAGATACTTATGAAAAGGAGTTTGAAAGATACGGAAACAGAACAATTAGTTCGTTTCTAAGACTAGTAGGTGCGGAGCTTCCTTCAAATTCTGACTTAGTAAAATGGGCAGAACAAGGTAGACTTCACACTAAATACTCAAGTGTAGGTACAGCGGCTTCAGCAGCTGCTGACTCAGCTACATTTCAAGTAAATGACACGGGTGTTCCAGCATTCAGTGGAAGTAATGGTATCGCATTAAGACCAGGACAAACAGTTGTTATTGTTCAAAATGGCGGTACAGGTGTAAATAAAGGTATTGTTACAGCAGTAGATGTTAGCAACAATCAGTTTACAGCAGCTTTCTATGAAGCAGGTGGTTTAGTTACCGCTGGTACAGGTGTAGGTAACGCTGACGTTACAGTATGGATTTATGGTTCAGAGTTTAAAAAAGGTACAGTAGGTATGTCTGGTTCATTAGAAGCAGATGACGTTATCTTTGATAACTCACCGATTATCATAAAAGATAAATACTCAGTCAGTGGTTCAGATATGGCTCAAATTGGGTGGATAGAAGTAACTACAGAAAATGGTGCTACAGGCTATTTATGGTATTTAAAATCAGAGCATGAAACAAGGCTTAGATTTGATGATTACCTTGAAGTAGCAATGATTGAAGCAGTTCCAGCTGAGGCTAACTCAGGTGTAGTTGACGCAGCAGCTAACCCAACTTTCGGTAACAAAGGTTCCGATGGTATTTTCTATGTTGTTCAAACAAGAGGAAATGTATGGGGTGGTGGAAACCCATCTACTCTAGCTGAATTTGATTCAGTTATCGGAAGATTAGATAAGCAAGGTGCTATTGAAGAAAATGTAATTTTCTTAAACAGAGAATTTAGCTTTGATATTGATGATATGTTAGCTTCAACAAATTCTTATGGAGCAAACGGTACTTCTTATGGTTTATTTGACAATGATTCAGAAATGGCTCTTAATCTAGGATTCACTGGATTTAGAAGAGGCTACGACTTTTACAAGTCTGACTGGAAATATTTAAATGACCCAACAATGAGAGGTGGTTTACCATCAGGAGCAAATTCAGGTACAATCAATGGACTATTAGTTCCAGCAGGTTCTACTTCTGTTTATGACCAAATCTTAGGTAAGAATGCAAAAAGACCATTCTTGCACGTAAGATATAGAGCGTCAGAAACTGAAGATAGAAAATACAAAACTTGGATTACAGGTTCTGCGGGTGGAGCTATGAATAGCGATTTAGACGCTATGGAGGTTCACTTCTTATCTGAAAGATGTGTATGTACTATGGGTGCAAACAATTTCTTCATTTTTGAAGACTAGTATTTAATAAAAGAAGGGGTGTCTTTAAAGACACCTCTCTTTTTAATTTTAAAATTTAAATTAAATCAAATGAAAAAAAACGAAATATATGTAGACAAGCTCTACAGACTTACAAAAGAGGCGGCACCACTTTCTTTTATGCTGCCAACAAGAAATTCTAAAAGATTCCCTTTATTATATTTTGATGAATCAATAGGACAAAACAGAGCATTAAGATATGCTAGGAATCAAAGGTCTCCTTTTGAAGACGAACAGGATGGAAATGCAATAGTTGAACCTGTAATTTTTGAAGACGGGTTCTTGACTGTTCCTAGAACAAATCAAGTTTTACAAAAATTTTTACACTATCATCCCTATAACGGTAAAAGATTTATTGAAGTAAATGAATCTAAAACGGCTGAAGTAGAAATAGAAAGTTTAAATTTAGAGGTAGAAGCATTGGTTCAAGCTAAAGAATTAACTATAGAGCAATCAGAAACTTTATACAGAGTCCTTTTTGCTCAAGACCCATCAATGGTTTCATCTTCTGAATTAAAAAGAGATTTGTTAATTTACGCAAAAAAACAACCGCAGATTTTTTTAGAAGCTATTAACGACCCAATGTTGAAGCTTCAGTCAACTGTGCAAAGTTTTTTTGACAACAAATTTTTATCTTTTAGAAATAATAAAAGAGATGTATACTTCAATTTAGATTCTAATAAGAAAAAACTTATGACTATTCCTTATGGTGAAGACCCAATTAACATATTGTGTGGGTACTTTAAGTCAGATGAAGGAGTAGAAATATTAAAGTTTTTAGAAAAAAAATCTAAGTAATAATATTTTTTGTATCTTTAAATTGTTATTCATAATAAGAGTTTAGGTATTTAGAGTAATTATTATTTTAGTTGTTTTATAAAAGGAGAGGTTCTGTTTCAGAGCCTTTTTTTTTGCCTCTTTTTTTTTAGTTATCTTTGTATAAAGAATTTTAAATATGATAAATTCAGTAAGAAATACTGTGCTAGCAATACTTAATAAAAACAACTATGGGTATCTTTCTCCATCTGATTTTAATTTGTTTGCAAAACAAGCTCAATTAGATATTTTTGAAGATTATTTTTATCAATACAATTATCAATTAAGTAAAGAAAATGCTCGTCAATCAGGAACGGGTTATGCAGATATAAAAAAAGGTTATGAAGAAGTTATTGATATATTTTCTGTTACTGATTTTTTAATACACGATAGCGCAAATAGTTTTTTTACACCTAGCCCTTTAACTACGGGTAATGATTTTTATCTTTTAAATAAAATACTGTGTTATACAAGATTACTAGCTAGTGGTAATAATACAGCTATTGTTTCAAATGAATTACAAGATGCTGGTGCTACATTTAGTAGTGCAGGCGTTCAGATAGGTGATATAGTGTCTAACACCTCAACTAACAAAATAGCTATAGTAACTAGTGTTACTAATACTAATTTAGGATTGTCAGCAAATATTTTTACAGCAACTCCTGAACCATACGTGGTTTATGATGATGCTGTAGTAAATGAAGCAGAAAAAGTTACTAATAGCAAAATAACTATGCTCAACAACTCTATGCTTACAGCTCCTAGTGATTTGTTTCCAGCATATACTCACCAAGCCAATAAGCTTACAATTTTTCCTGCTACCATAAATAATATGGGCGCAGTACAATGTCAATATATTAGGTATCCTAAACCACCAAAATGGACCTTTGTGTCCTTAACTGGAGGTGAGCCTGTATTTGACGACTCTCAGTCTGATTATCAAGATTTTGAATTGACTAAAGACGATGAGCCATCACTTGTAATGAAAATATTACAGTTCGCTGGTATGTCTATCAGAGAAATACAAGTCGTTCAATTTGGACAGGCACAAGAACAATTAGAAAATCAAAATGAAAAATAATAAATTATGGCATATATAAGTCAATATCAATATTATGAAAACTCAGGATTAAGCCCTGAAAGTGCAAATTGGGGTTCATATCAATATGTGAGCTTGTATGATATTGTAAATAATTTTATGTTAATGTATGCTGGCAATCATAGTTTAGTTAACAATGAGCAAAGATTTAAAGTTTTGTTTCATGCAAAAAGAGCAATACAAGAGTTAAATTATGATGCCTTTAAAGAAATAAAAATATTAGAATTACAAGTTTCAGATACTTTAAAATATGTTTTACCACCAGATTATGTAAACTGGGTTCGAGTATCTTTGTATGAAAATGGATGCTTAAAACCTCTTACAGAAAATATACAAACAAATTATTCTGACGCTTATTTACAAGACAATAAATACAGGATTTTGTTTGATGAAGATGGGAGTGTATTGAATCCTGAAACTTCTCAAATTGATTATGATAGAATAACAGGTGTTAAAAAAAGTATTTATTTAAATCAAGATAGTCCTTTTGATAATACAGAAGGTTATTATTACGATGGTCTATGGTATTTTGATTATACTATTGGTTCTCAATTTGGTTTGAATACCGAAACAGCCAACTTCAATGCTACATTTAAAATTGACAGCAAGAATGGTGTTATTAATTTTAGTTCTGATATGTCAGACAAGTTTTGTATTGTAGAATATGTTTCTGATGGGATGGAAAATGGAAAAAACAGTAAAATAACTGTGAATAAAATGTTTGAAGAATATGTATATGCATATATTGAGTTTGCTATTTTAAATTCCAAATTAGGTGTTCAAGAATATATAGTAACAAGAGCAAGAAAAAGAAAACAAGCTCTTTTAAGAAATGCAAAAATTAGAATTAGCAATATACATCCTGGAAGATTATTAATGAATTTAAGAGGCCAGGCTAAATGGATAAAGTAATATGGCCAACATACAAAGAAATTTTATTGCAGGACGAATGAATAAAGGCGTTGATGAACGCCTTGTCCCAAATGGAGAATATATAGATGCTTTAAATGTTAGATTAGGTTCAACGGAAGAAACTGAAATAGGTTCAGTAGAAAACTCAAAAGGTAACGAACAGCTTACACAACTTCAATTTAATGGCACTGCATTGAGTAATAATGCTAAATGTATTGGTGCTTTTGAAGATGGAGCAAACGAAACAATATATTGGTTTATACATGATTCATCATTCAGTGTTGGAGCTACAGGAAAATTAGACTTAATTGTTTCTTTTAAAACAGACACCAAGGTTTTAACTTATCACGTTATTAGCATAAATGATGGTGCTGGAGTAAATACTACTTTAAATTTTAATCCTCTATATTTAGTTAACGGAATTAATTTAGTAGATAATTTATTGTTGTTTACAGATAACTTTAACGCACCTAGGTTTATAAATATTACAAGAAATTATGATAATCCAGCTTCTAATATTGACCAGTTTAGCGCAGAAAGTTTATTGGTTGTAAAAAAACCTCCAACAAACTCGCCTGTAGTACAAACCTTAACTACAAATTCACAAGAAAATTTATTGGAAGACAAGTTTTTATCTTTTGCATATAGATACAAATATGAAGATAATGAATATTCAGCTACTTCACAGTTTAGCGCACCAGCTTTTATTCCTAAAGCGTTTAATTTTACTACAGAGTCTTATACAAATGAAGGGTTTGAAAACTTAGTAAACCAAGCAAACATTACATTTAACACAGGTGGCCCATTGGTAAAAGAAATAGAACTTTTATACAAAGACATGAATAGTAATATTATTAAGTCTATAGAAAAGTTAAATAAACTTGACCTTGGGTATGCAGATAATACAGATTATGTATATAATTTTGCATCAAATAAAATATTTACTTTATTACCTGAAAGTGAAATACTCAGGCTTTATGACAATGTTCCTTTAAAAGCTAAAGCTCAAACTTTAATGGGCAATAGATTAATTTATGGAAATTATTTTGAAGGTTATGATTTATTAGATGCTAATAGTCAGCCTGTAAAGTTTGAATATGAAACTAGTTTAGTTACTAATGAAATTTCAGAACAATCTATAACTGACACCAACAGTAATGGTAACTATACTATTGACGGGTCAGTTACAGTTAATGATTCTATAGTAAGTTTTGATTTATCAGGACTTGATTTAGTGCAAGGTGCTTCATTAAATTTTACTATTAGATTTCAACACTCTCAATTTACAGGAGGTGCGAGCCCTACGGAAACCACGGGTTCTACTAGCATTGAACTAAATTATGTTTTACCTCAAAATTTTTCATCAGTTTTTGAGTTAGCTAGCAGCACAGATTTTCAGGAAAAAATTGGTACAGCAGCAAATATAAAACCAGTATATCATGCTACCAATCCAACTTCTTGTAGTGGGGAAACTTTAACAGATGAGTTTAATTGCGCAATACCAGCCACATTGGACACCTTTAATAAGTTTGATAGTGGAATTTCAGGGGGTGGACAACCTCTTAGTGTAATAACAACTCCATCAAGCAGTAGCATTGGCATACAATTATTAGCAGTAAGGTTTGTAAATAACTTGTCAACCCCTACAGTGAATGTTTATGAGTATTACCAAATAACTTTTGCTGAAGGTGGATATGTTAAAATAGCTAATTCAACAAGTTTACATAGTGATAGAGATTATGAAATTGGTATTGTATATATGGATGAATTTAATCGAGCTACTACAGCTTTGGTTAGTGAAAACAATTCTATTCATGTTCCATGTTCAAACTCAATTACACAAAACATTGCAAGAGTTACAATCCCCCCACAGCAAGTAGCACCTCATTGGGCGAGTAGATATAAATTAGTTTGTAAACCTAACAAAGAAGATTACGAAACAATTTACAGTAATGTGTTTTTTTACTCTACTCAAGAAAACGCTACATACTTTTTATTAGAAGGTGAAAATCAAAGAAAAGTTGAAGTAGGAGACAGATATAAAGTAAAAGCAGATACGCAAGGTCCTCTTTTAAGGTGTGAATATGCAACAGTATTAGATAAAAGAGCACTAGACAGCACCTCCAAAGAATTTGACCCACCGCCTCAAGATAGTGCGGGTAACAATATAACAGTTCCTCCAGGGACTTATATGAAAATAAGAGCTAATAATTTTACAGCTGAAAGAAGCGATAATCAATCTTTGACTTTAAAAGACACAGCAACACAAAGAAAAGGAGACAACTTTGTTATATTGCAAAATCTACTTACAAGAGTTTTTAATAATGATACAAGTCAGTATGATGAGGTTTCAATACCAGCTGGGTCTATTATAGTAATAAATTTAGATTTTGATAGACCTGGAAGGAATGGACCTTTTGCATGTCCAGAAGTAAAATACGAGGTAGACGATTTATCTCTAGTGGCTTCTCAAGATTATGATAGCTTTAAAGAATGGTTTGAAGGAGACAACGTTATTGCTTCAATAAATAACGCAGGTGTTGAAACTTTAGAAACAACTTGTACTCCAGATGGATTAGAAAGTGAATATGAACCAGCAAATGCCACTTCTAAAACAGATATTTCTACAGCTTTATGTGAAATGTATTATAAATTTTTTACTGCTTCACCCACGGGTGAACAAGTTTTATTAATATCTGGAACAAGGTCGTGTGAAGGTTCTCGTACATTCAAAAAAAATAGAGCTAGTATAACTGCAAGATTTGATATAACTAGAGCTACTCAACTGTGTGTTTTTGAAACAGACCCGTCTTCAGAGTCTTTAGATATATGGTACGAATCTTCTACATCTTATAGTATTGATGCAAACGGAAATCATTCTGGTAATGTACAAAATCAAGACATAAGCACGAGTCAAAGCGCAATTATTGATTCTGCTTTTTTTAATTGTTTTACTTATGGTAATGGCGTAGAGAGTTTTAAAATAAGAGACTCTTTAATAGGACAACCTTTAAAATTAGGCAATAGAGTTACTGCTGTTTCAAATGTTGATTACAAAGAAGCGCATAGGTTTGCTGATTTAACATATAGTGGTGTTTTTAATGACGAAACTAACATTAATAAATTAAATGAATTTAATTTAGGTTTATCTAACTTTAAACCACTTGAAGATACTTTTGGTGAAATACAATTAATAGATGGAAGAGAAACAGACATACTTACATTACAAGAGGATAAAATATCTTATGTATTAGCTGGTAAAAATTTACTATCTGATGCAGCGGCAGGAGGAGCAATTACTTCAATACCAGAAGTGTTGGGAACTCAAATTGCACGAATAGAAAAATACGGCATAAGTTTTAACCCAGAAAGTTATGTAAAATGGGGATATGATAAATATTTTACAGATTCAAAAAGAGGAGCCGTTATACAATTAAAAGGAGGTTCATTCAGAAACGAACAACTCACAGTTATTTCTGAAAGAGGAATGAGGTCTTGGTTTAGAGACTTGTTTATAGATTCTTTTGATACACAAAAACTAGGTGGCTATGACCCTTATATGAATGAATTTGTTTTGAGTTCAAATCAGACTAAAGTGCCTTTGGTTAGTCAACCAATAGCATGTGGCGTAACAAAAACGTTTTTAGTAAAAGCTGGCACAACAACTGAATTTAATGTAGATGTTGGACCATTTGTAGGAACTGTTACAGTCTCATATAATATTGTAAGTGCTGACGGAACAATTAACATTAGTAACTTGTATAATTCTACAACCACTAGTTCTGGAAATGTTAATACTTCTGGTTCTTATACTTTCACTAAAGACTCGGTAAGCAAAGAGATATGCGAGATGGATGTTACTACTTCAACTGGAACAGCTACAGTAGAAATAACAGTCAGTTGTCCAGACCCAGATATTATAAGGATATTTCAAATATGTATTTCAAATAATTCAGAAGCTGGTGAACTAATTCATAATCAATATAGGTGGGTTGACGGGACGTTTGTGTCTCCTCTTCATAGCACTCAAGTTGAATTAGCTACAGGCACTGAAAGCCCTTTAGTATCACAGTATGAATCAATTCAAGGGCAGCAAGGTGGTGGAGTTATACCTGCTGATGGTGCAACCGTAAGTATTATATCTAATAAAATACCGCCTACAGATAATTTTGTTTTTGATAATACGGTGGATGAATTTAGGTTTTTAAGAACAAACACTCTTTATACAAATACAACTTCAGATATAACAAGTTTACTAAGTGCTTCTACTTTAGCAACCCCAATTAGTGGAACATTAAATACATTTCAAGCATCCTTTACGATGCCAGCAAGCGGACAATATTTATATTTAATATATGATTATAGAAATGGTCTAGCAATTACATTATGTTATGATTCTTCAACAGCTTTAGCTTCATGTTGTACTTGTGGGACTCAAGCTACTTATTTTATTGATGGTAATTCTTTAGCAAATGCTACAGCAGTATATACAGATGCTAATTTAACTACAAAAGCAGCAGACGGATTTTATAGTTCAGGTGGTAATGTGAGACAGCAAAGCTCAGGTTTATTGTTACCTCAGCAGTCTTGTCCTTCATGCGGAGGCGGAGGTTCTTTAAGAATGTTTAATTCTTCTACAGGAACTGTGTTTAATGGAACTTGTAATATTAATGGAAATATAAACCCAATAAATCAAATTTATTATCATGACGGAGCAAATGCATTACCAGTTTCAGGAGATACTTGTTATGAAGATGCAGCAGGCACAACACCTTTATCTGCGTTTTATTATACTATAGGTGGGACTTCAGGAATGGGTAACAGACAATATATAAGAATAATGGGAAATGCAGGTGTGGTTTCATCGGGATACCCAGCAAATTGTTAAATTTAAAATTATGTCAATAAATTATACATTATCATATAGCGAAGGAGTAAAAGGATTTCCATCTTTTTATTCGTACATTCCTGATATTATGGTTGGAATGAATCAATATTTTTATTCATTTAAAGGGGGTAATTTATTTAGACACAACACAAATAATACTAGAAATAATTACTATGGGGTACAATATAATTCTAAAATAACAAGTGTTTTTAATCCAAACCCTTTACAAAATAAACTATTTAAAACTTTAAACCTAGAGAGCGATGGAGCTTGGCAAGCAACTTTAACCACGGATATACAACTAACAGGGTTTATTGATAGTTCATATTTTGAAAAAAAGGAAGCATCGTGGTTTGCTTTTATAAGAAATAATGGCCCAACTGGAGCAAATACAAATCAAGCTGAATGGGAATTAAGGTCTTTAAATGGTATAGGTAAAAGTGCCAGTACATCAGGTACTGCTGCTTCTTATGAAATTAATTTTCCTTTAAGTACTGATATTGGTAGTATTATTAGCGTTGGAGATTTCTTATATTATAGTCTTCCACCATCATTTGATACACCTGTTTTTGCTGGTGTAGTTACTAATATAAATGTAGATTTACCCAATAGTGTAAACAAATTAGTTATTGACTCTACAACACAGCCAGGGACAACAAATCCTATACCCATACAAAATGCTTTTATTTTTTATATAAAGAATCCTATAGCAGAATCTCACGGAGTATTAGGTCATTATTGCATATTTGAGCTAGAAAACACATCTACAACTCCTACAGAACTGTTTGCTGTAGAATCCGATATAATGAAAAGTTATCCTTAAAAAATTAGTATCTTTGCAATGAGGTGTATACTGTATACACTTTTAATTATAAAAATTTTTAGATTATGCCATTTGATATTATTACAGGCTTAGTAGGAATGGGACTTTCTTTTGACCAAGCCGCAAAAGCTAGAGACGAGCAGAGAAAAGCAGAATTTGAAGCAGAAAAACAGTTGAAAGAAGCCAAAATGCTTTTAGAAAAAAACTTTTATGAAGGCATAGCAATTCCCAAAGAAACTTACGATTTACAAGCAGATATTTTAAAAACTGCTGGAGAGCAAGCTATATCGGCAGCTCAAGAAGCTGGTGTCAGAGCTACAAGTGTAGCCCCTGGTAGAGTATTAGCTGGTCTTACACAAAGTGGTGGAAAAATGAGAACAGACATGGCCAGTGAATTATTAGAATTAGAAAAGGCTGAAGCTAAAGAAGCATCACGATTAAGAGATATGGGAGTGGGTATAAGAGGTGATGTTGCAACAGGTGCGGGTCTGGCTGCGGCAGCAGCAGATATTGCTGAAGCACAAGCTATTACAGGAGGTGCTGAAGCAGCGCAAGTTTTAGGTGAAGAAATATTTGAAGCAACTCCAATATATGGAAAAGGTCAAAAAGGAAGAATGCTTACAAGAGCACAGCGTAAAGCAGGAGGTTTTGATGAATTTAAAGATGCTATTGTAAACAAGTTTGGAGACCAAGGGCTTGGAATTAAAAAAGATGGTGTAGAGTTAAAAATTTCTCAAGCTCGAGACCCAAAAGAATTACTGAATTTTTTACAAGGACAGTCTATAGAAGATATAGAAGAATTAGGCGGAACTTCTGCTGTGAGAAAATTTATAGATAATTTAGGAGAAGAAGTTATGGACATACCTTCAGATATTTTAGATGCTGTTGGTAACATACCTCAATTTTTTAGCAATAATCCTTTTCTTGGAACAGGAGATTATAAAGACCAAGGGCTGGGCGCATTCTTCAAAACTACTTTTGGTAAAAAAGAAGGTGGTAGTAAATTAGGTAATCTATTTAGAAATATCTTCAAGAAAAAATAAAATTTATGAGTTATTATAAATATGCGGAGCGTGATGCTGACTCTCAAGTAAACTGGGGCAAGATTACACGAGACATGACAAATATGCTTGACGAGCAAAAAAAGCTCAAACAAGATAAAAGAGACGCTCTGGATAAAGCATCAAGAGAATATGCTCAAAAACTAACAGATGCCCCTATGGGTGATTCTGAATTAATAAACAGATTCACAACCAATTATGCTGATGATGCTAGACAATATCATTTAATGGTAGATAATTTATTAAAGTCTGGTAATCTTGACCCTAGAGAATATACCTTGATGATGCAAAACCTTCAAACAGGCACACAAAATCTTTTTAATTTATCTAAAGAATATAGCGAGCAATATGCTACAGCTATGGAAAGACTAAAAAGCAATGACCCAAATGCAAGTTCACAAAAATTAGAACAAACTTTATTAGCTTCACTAGAAGGTTATGCAAAACTTGGAAACCATAAAGGATATATTAACCCCACAGATGGCAGTTTATCGCTGGGAAAAGTTGTTAAGGGAGAAGATGGTGTAGATAAAATGGTGTCTCCAGTAAGTGTTTCAGAGTTAAGAAATAGAATAAAATCTCAATATGATTATTATAATTACAAAGAAACTATAGATAAAAGAGTGAATAGTTTACCAGCTAAAATTAAATTCAAAGAATTTGAAAGTAAGTATGGTAAAGTAATGTTTGGTGAAGTTGAAGATTTTACTCAATTCAAAGATTATAATAATTGGTTAAATCTACAAACCGACAGCATGATGGAAAACCAATTTAATATATCATCTATATTAACTGATGATATTATAGAAACATCTGATAATAAAGCATACTATTATGTTTCAGAAGAATTTGATGGGGACGGAAATGTTATTGGTTATGTAGATGCTCGTTCTGGAAAAAAGGTTGGAGATGCACGAACTGAAGATATGATTGTTATTAGAACTAATGGTGATAGTGGTTTAAGAGAACTTGATTTTACTGATAAACAAAAAGAAAGAGTCAGAGATGTTTTAAAACAAGAGATGCATGCTCAACTTCCATACAAGGAAACATTTAGAACTAGAGTAGACCCTGACAAACCTACTTCTGAAGAAAATAAACAAAGAGCTATAGGTAAAGCTCAAGACACAGTTTACAGTAACATTTCTCAACTTTATTATGGGGATGAATCTCAAATCACTGAGGCTATAAATAACATTAGAGGTTTATATCCAGATTTAGTTATTAATAGAGATAAAGACGGAGTAACAATTTTTAATCAAGCTACAGGAAAAACTGAAAATCTTTCATTTAAAACAGACGGTGGAGAGATTATTCCACAAGACCAGTGGGTTAAAGGAAGTGCTAACTTCTTCTTGTCAGACAAAGATAAGATTAAGAATATAAATGAGGTTGCAGGTAGAAACAAAATTGATTTAAGTAAAACGTTAAGTGATAAGACAGGTTTTGGCGGTCCAACTGAGCAAGTACAAGAGCCAATTCCTGATGCGTTTGATAGAATAATTAGAGAAGAGCTTCCTATTCCAGCAAATACTTTTATAGAAGACGATGAGGCGCAGGTAGCAAAAAATCTTAATGTACTTTTAGTACGACTTCCAGGACTTGACGGATATAGTGCAGAAAGCACGGATTTAACAAGAGATACTGTTGTGATTAAAAATGAAAAAGATATAGAAGTGCTAAGATTTGACTTGGATGACCCATTTGATGAAGCTAAATATATAGAAGCATTATATGATTTGTCGAAAAACGTAACAAACTTAGACCAAAAAGCACAGTATACTTTGGGTAAAAGACAAAAAGGTACAAGAAATGTTGAAATCCCAGGAGGGCAATCTGCCCCAAATAAACCTAATCCTAATCTTGGATAATTATATTTTATGAACGAAGAGATATTAAAAAATATTTGGAATCAACTTACAGCTGATGGTGCAACAACCAGTGATTTTGAAACTTGGAAGAATAATTTTGCAGGTAGCGAAGAGATTCAACAAAATGTTCATACTTATTTGTTTAAAAATGGGATGACTAAAAATGATTTAGAAACTTGGTCCTCAAATGTAGGTTTAAAAAAAAAAGACAATACTCAACAGCAGCCTAAAAAAGAACTCATACCTCAAGAAGATTCTCCAAAACCTTTTGTTATGCCTGAAGTATTTGGTGAACCAATGCCTCAAGACTATTTTATATATGGAGAAAAAACTCCAAGACAAGAAATAGATAACTTCATTGAAACAAGAGAGCCTACAGAACAACAAGAAAAATATTCTTTTCAACAAAATGTAGGGGCAGGGACAGGTTTAGGTATTAATGTAATTCAGCAACCTAAAGTTTTTAGTAAACCAGAATTTAAAGTAGATGAAGAGGTTTTATCAAAGATAACTTTAGACCCTAATATTCAAAAAGCATTAGAGAAAAATTTAATAACTGAAGAGGATATAAAAAAAGCTTTTGTTGATGGTGATGAAGTTATGCTTAAAAAAATACAAAGCGTAACCAGAAGAACACCAAAGGAAATAAGAGACTCTTATACAAATAAAAGATTAAATAAAGTTTTTGCTTATGAAGAAAGCTCAGGATTAGATGATAACTTAAATCAAGTCAAAATGAATCTTGATGAAATAAGTATAGATGAAATGTACGGTGTTGATGATTTAAAAAAAATTGACGGCCCTAAAGGAAAAATAAATATAAAAGATTTTGATGGATATTTATCAGAACAAGGATATAAAAAACAATTTAAAAAATATTTAGAGGATGAAACTATTTCGCTTGATGGAAGAGAGTATGATATATCGGGTAATTTTAATCCTTCGCTTGCAGCAGAAAGATTGCTGTTTACTTATTTAAACAATTATTTAAATAATCAAGTAGAAAGAAATGTGGACTTTCAAAAATTAAAATACCAAGAAGAAAATGATGGCAGTATGCCAAGTTTAGATGGTGTAGAATTAAGTTATTCATCAGGTGTGGATACTGAAAAAGTAAAAGAATTTATACAAGAAAAATTTCCAAGATATGTTCAAAAATTAAAAGCACAAGATGCTAAAAATCAAGAACTATGGCAAGAAAGAAAAAAAGATACAATATGGAATTGGGATGTAGCTGGGGATTTGTTTGTAGATTCTGTTACCCAAGGAGCTCGTGCATTAAACGATAGAATAGACACCTTATCAGAGGGGTTTTATAATTTTGTAGGCCTTGATGGTGTTGCTGATGAAGTTAGAATGAACTCTGCTGAAACTAAGCTTAACAGGACTGATTTGATGCGATATGTTTTAGCTAATGGAAAAGAGGTGGAAGTAGATGGTGTTAAATATTTAGTAGATGATACGGGACAAGTATATTCTACAGCTCATAAACTTAGAGTAACTCACGTTTTAAGTCCAGGAGAATATAAGTCTATTACACAAGCAGCGAAGCTTGAAGGTAAAGATACTTATTCATTTAGCGGAATCGGCTTAACTGTGGAAACAACAGGTGTTTTATCAGATATGTTATTACAGTTGGCAGTTCAAAGAAACGCATCAACTCTTTTAAAAGGAGGTGCTTCGCTGACTTCAAATGTAGGAGGTGGCGTTAAAAAAGCTGGGGATTTGCTTGCAAAAATACCTATGAAAAGAGACATGTCTGGTATTATAATAGGACAAGGAACTTTGTTTTCCACTAATTTATATGCTGAGACAAAAACAAGAGCTTTAGAACAAGGGTTGTCTGTAGAAAAAGCAGATGAAATTTCTGCCATGGCTGCAAAACAAGGATTTACGTTGGGTGCATTAACAGCCCCACTATCTCCACAAATGTATGCTATGAATAAAATATTCGGTAAAGAAGCTACTAAAAAAATAAGTAAAGAAATGTTGGATGCTTATGTTTCAAAGGGGCCACAAGGTTTTCAAGAAGTAGCTAAAAAATATTTAGGTAAAGTGTTGTTTTATAATAAACAAGGTTTAGCAGAAATGTTTCAAGAAAACGTACAACAAGGCGGAGAAGCTTTTGTTGTTGCTCCTAATATTAATAAAGTAGCGGGAAAAGAAATAATAAGAGATACAATTTCACTTCAAGAATTTTTAAACACTTCTATATTATCATACGCTGCTGGATTTCTTATGCCTTTTGGTGGTGATGTTTTTAGTAAAGCTACAGGTAGAGGAGGTGGTGTAGATGGTACTGATAAGCTTCAGTTATTATCCATATTGGCTGAAGATGTAGATAAAACTACTGAATTATTAAACAGTCAAGTTGCTAAAGGTTTATATACGGAACAACAAGTAAACAAAATTCTATCTGACATTGAAGTATATAGAAATAGTATAAACAGCATACCTACCAATTTATCTTCACAAACGGGTCTTGAAGTTATGCAAGATTTAAATGAAATAAACAGACTTGAGCAAAAGAAAAAGAAACTAGATAAAGCTTTTCATGCAGAAATAGATAATGAAATAGAGGGTATAAGAGAAAATATTAGAAAAAAAGTAGATGCTAATAAACAAGTTGACTCCGAAGTCGAGCCAGAGTTAGAACAAACCCCGCAAGCTATTACTGATGAACAAGTAATAGAAAGAATTACAACTGAAAAAGATAGCGATGTTTATACTCAAGAAGAGTTTGATAACATGAAAAAGAAAATGGAGCAAGAGCAACGTGAATCAAGAGTTTCAAAAGACTTTGACGCATTGAGAAGGCTTAAGGATGAAAAGGGTGAGGATTATGCAGACAACCTTTACAAGTCAAACCCCGACCAGTTTTTTCAAGAAGTTGAGGAAATGAAAAAGAAGATGGAGCAAGAGCAAACTGAATCAGATGTAGACACGGAAGTAACTGAGGAGGCTGAAACTAAAATATTTGAAGAAGGAGAAACAGATATTGAATTTACTAGGAAATCCCAAAAAGGTGATGTTTTTACCTACAAACAGGTTGTAACCGATGAAACAGTAGAGGGTGATGAACAAACTACAGGTGTAAAAAAAGTAGAATATGTAGGGCAAAAGAATAATTCTGGTAGAAAAATAAAAAAAGCCACGGTTCCTGTTGGAGAAACTGAATTTAGTGATAGAGAACAAGAGCTTAGAGAACAACTCATAGAAGATGGACTTATTGATGAAGATGTAGATGTAGACTTAGATATACAAGAAGCTCGAATAATTCCCGAAACGACAAAAGCTGCTGGTTCTGGAACAATTTCTTTTAAGGTTAGGGTGAAACCAAAGGGCAAATCTGCTTTTGGAGCTCCAACATTTGTACTACAACTACCTATAAAATCTGGAGGTGTAGAGCCAGAAGTTCAACAACCTAAAGTAGTTAATGAAAGTAATGTGGTTATGCAAGCTTTAAATGAAGCTGAAAATAAAATAACTAAAAGAGCACAAGGAAGAAAAGCTTTACAAGACGCAAAAAAAGCTGTTATAAAATTCTTAAAAGAATCTTTACCAGCAGATGTATACAGCAAGCCAGAGGTTTTAAAGATAACCAGAAAAGTACAAAGAGCTAATGAAAATAATATTGATAAAATATTTAAAGAAATACAACAAGTAGTAAACCAAAAGGTAAATGTAAAATTAGAAAAACAAATCAATAATATTCTTACAGACAAGTATCAAAAAACAGAAGGCGGTAAAGTCAAAGCTAAAGGTATTGATAATGAAATGAGAAAAAGAATTGCAAGCATAAATTCTAGGCGTTTAAAACCAGGGGTTGATGTTGGTGTAGTGTTTAACACAAATAAAGAACTGCTAGAAAGAATTAATGAGTTAGATGCAAAAACTGTTAAAACAGATTCAGACTTAAATGAAATGGTTGATTTAACAATACTTCTCAATTTAAATAATTCTTTGTTGATGGAAAATAATGACATCAATAAAACAAAAGCATTGTCAAATGCAGCAACACCTCTTGAGCAAATGATAGAAGAAGGAAGGTCTGAATTAAAAGAAGAACTTACTCAGGCTTCAAAAAAATATGCGGGAGCTATTGGTATTGTTTTTAGACAAATAACAGGAAAAAAAATAGATTTTTCTGACCCTCAGGCTAAACAAGAATTAAGATTAGAGCTTAAAGATGTAAAAGATTTAAAAAAGAGAAAAGAACAAACACAAAATGTTATTAAAAAATTCTTTACTACAATCAATACTAAAATCAAAGCTTTTTTTAATCAAGCAGAAGCGTTAGATGGATTGATGGATTTAATTTCAAAAACTCCTGGTGATATGTTTGGAGGTATATTGCAAGAAATGGTTACAGAAAGAGTGGATGAATCTAGTATTATATTCAAAGAAAGAACTATTCAGAATGAGTTAACTCTTGCTAATTTTTTTGAAAAATTGTATGGTAAAAAATGGAGAAGCGAGGTTAGAAAAAACAATAATTTACCTAACGAACCAACATATATTAGAAACGAAAAAGCTTACAACCAAGCATATAAAGATTACGAATCTAACCCAACAAAAGAAAATAAAGCAAAGCTAGATAAAGCAAAAGATTTGAATTTAAAATTTTTATCTCAAAATCAAATAATTTATGTATATAATCTTGCTAAAGACCCAGCAAATGATGCAGCTTTTGAAAAAACATTTGGTCCAGACTATAAAAGAATTTTAAATGAAATAGAAAATAAGCTTGACCCCAAAGCAAAACAATTTGCTGATTGGTTAGTGAATGATTTTTATCCGTCATTGTACAATCACTATAACAAAACATACAAAGCTTTGTTTAGAACGGATATGCCGTATAATGAATTTTATTCTGGTATGATATATAGGGAAAATATTGAGCGTGAGCCACCAGATATGTTAGGAAATCCTTTTTCAATAAACAACTCTGTAGGGTCAAGCTCTACAAAAGCTAGAACAGATACTAATGCAGAGATTAAAATAATGAATGCTGTAGATGTTATGGCTACTTATTTAAGAGACATGGAATACTTTGCTGCGTATGGTGAAACAATTAGAGATATTAATAAAATGTTTTCTGAACCAGCAGTTAAAGACGCTATATCTAATATCCATGGTGATTATGTTAATGAGCTTATTGATAACATGATTGGAAAAATTGCAAACAAAGGTGTAAGGACAAATGTAGCTGATTCATTTATAAATACTTTAAATAACTTTTTCTTAGTAGGAAGAATTGGTGCCAACCCAACCATTACTTTAAAGCAGCTTACCTCTATGATAACTTATGCGAATGATATAGGTTATGTAAATTGGTTGAAGCATGGTTTAACAAATATTCCTAAAATAAGAAAAACTTGGAAAGAAATAAGTGAAAATTCTACCTATATGACAGACAGAAACAGAGTATCTATCACTAGAATTATTGAGGCTTATTCTGATAAAAAGATGGTAAAGTTTGTAGGCGGTAGATATTATGATAATTTTGTAAACTTTGTAATGTACCCTACTAAATTTGGTGATAGAGCGGCAATTTTCTTAGGAGGAATGCCTAACTATATATATTACAAAAAGCAAGCGTTAAAAGAAGGAAAAACAGAAAAAGAAGCTATTAAGATTGCAATTAAAAAATTTGAAAGAGATACTAAAAGAACTCAGCAGTCTCAAGACTTGCAAGACAAAGACTATTTCCAAACAGGCTCTGCATGGGTAAGAGGTATGAATATGTTCTTAACTACGCCAAAACAGTATTTAAGAAAAGAAATTCAAGGTGCTAGAAACTTATACAGAAAAGCAAAAGCTTGGGATAGCAAAGTAGGTAAGGGTAATTTGACTGAAAATTTCAGAACATTACTTACTTATCATTTATTTGCTCCTGTTTTATTTCAATATGTAGCACTAGGGCTTCCAGGAATACTGAGAGGTTTTAGAGATGATGATGATGAAGATTTAATAAGAGCAGCACTTATAGGAAACCTAAACGCACTGTTTATAATGGGAGAGCTTATTAATAATCTTGCGGATAAGGTTCAAGGAAAGCCTTATGCGGGGAAAAATTTCAGAAATATTGCTCCGTTGATGGTAACCTCAAGAGTATGGCAGCTTTATGATAGATGGGAAAAGACTAAGGACCCAATTAAAAAACAAGAAGCATTAGAAAGACTACTTGCAGAAGTAGCATCTATCCCTGGTATTCCCGCTATACAAATACAAAAGTTTGTTAAGAATATGGAAAACTTAGGTAAAGACGGAGATGTTGGTAAAGATATTTTAAGATTATTAAACTACTCTGAATATCAGATTGAAGGACCAGACCAAGATGCTCCTAAGAAAAGAAAACCCATGTCTAAAACAGATATGAAAAAACTTCTACCTGACTTGTATGAAGATTTGTATGGTAAAGGTGGTGCACTAGAAGACATAGAAAAAGAAAAAAAAGCTCTTAGAAAAGAAATAAGAGAAGCAACAAAATAATTATGCCCTTTAAAAAAATAGGAAAGAACCGAAACCAAAGCCCAAGCGGTAGAATATTTACTGACGCACAAGTGAGGCTGTATTATGCAACTGATGGGTTTAAAAAGAAACGCAGAAAGCCAAGGAAGCCTAAAGGATTACGCCCTCGAAAAAGAAGGCTTGGTTAATAATACTTCAAATATTTTAATGTTTTTTGTTTTGGATAAGTCAATATAAGCTCATTGTCTTTCCAAGAAACTTGACCTATAATTTCATGGGGTTTACCATATATTAACCCATCAACACAGGCCCACAAAACCACTGGGTTTAATCTTTTGTTACAAACTCTAACCACGTTGTTGGCTTTTACCTCTAGTGGATATGCGGTATTGATTGTTTTGTTTATAACAACAACTTCAGCGTAAGATATAAGATTTTTTGATGCATCAAAAACACGATAGTCTACATCATTAATGCCCATTTTTTTGTAAGAGCCCTTAAACCTATCTACAAATTTTTTTATGGCAAGTTCTTTAATTTTTTGATGTCCCATTTATCTGCTATATCTTTTAGTGTTTCTAGTAATGGTTTGGTTTTTTTTGTCCATTTGTTTTTGTAATAAGCTTTTGTAACATAACACTCAGCCAACGGTATATCCTTGTGGTCATTTTTAAAAGTATGCTCTACCAATAAAGATATTGATTTCCCCGTATGCCACGAGTCGGTAAGCCTTTCTAGTAATAGTCTTTGACCTAAAGGCAAATCATTTCCTTTGCGCTTAACCTCTATCAAAATTAATATTTTATTGTCAAATTCCAAAACCGCATCTATATCTGTGGGGTGCACATTACCTGATTCTACGCCTGCAAAATCTATGGATTGTTTTACTTGATTTGTGTTTCTAATTAGAGTCAAAGCTATGTATTTCAGCGTGGCATCTTGCACATAACACCACGCATTTTTCTATTTCCTTTAAGATTGTTTCTTTTCCTAAGCCCTGGCATAACGCATCCCCTATAGAAAAAGATTTGTCGTTATTTATATGATGAAACTCTAAGGCGTTGGTTTTAAAATTTTCATGAGTTTCCTGAGAATAGCCACATATGTTGCAATGCATTTCTTTTTTTATATCATACAACCACTCTCTTATTCTTTTTTTTCTTTTTCTTTTTACAAGATTATAGCAAACCTTACATTTAAGACGAGGTATTACGGTGCCGTCTTTTCTTCTTCCAGCTGAAAAAAAATCTTTTACTGGTTTAGATTTTTCACAATGCTTACAAGTCTTCTTCAAAGGACTCATTTACTGTTTTTAATTTGTCCATGATTTTTTTGATGGTTTTTTTGGTATCAACATCTTCTCTGTCTATCAATGCCTCATACAAATCCGAGTTAAGGGTGTATAGTTCGTCCATCACAAAATTGACGTGTTTTACCCGTTCATTATCAATAGCAGATATTCTAGCCATTATTTATTCCACTGATTTTTTCAGTTTTTGTTCTATCCTATATCTTTCAAATATTTCGTTAGAAATAGGCATTGTATCATTTGTTGATAATAGTTGTTTTTTTGTTCTTTCTTTTTTTCTATGCGCTTCAAATATTGAATTACTTATCGACATGATTTTTAAATTTATTACGATGGCACCAATAACTCTGCGCCTTCTGTTTTTATAAATTTAAACAAATTTTCGTAATTTTTATTACCATTTCTTGACAAAACACTTGTTTTAGATATTTATACATCAAAATTCGGTGCTATTTTTTTTGTTTTAGCCTGTTCTTTTGGTTTGTTTTTTGTCTTTAAGATTTTATTTTCAATATAATAATCTAAATATTCATCAGAATTTATTTCTTCGCAATCTAAAAACACAGGGTTTTCTTCTATTTGTTTTAAAAACTCAACAATAAAAAAATAAGGGCTGTCAAGTGCGTTAGAAACCCCAGCTAATCTTTGAGACCACCCATTTGCTTCTGGCAACTCTTCAATTTCACGGTCAATTTGTTGCGCTATATCTAGTCCTAGTTTTACTGGTAATTCTCTTATTTTTTCCACAAAGTAATCATCCACTTCGTAGTCTTCATTTCTCTTTGTGTATTTCGACCTTTGCATATTTTTTTAATTCTTCTAATCTGTATTCTTGTAGTTTTGAAACCCTGCCTTTTTTTGTTTTTATTTCACTAAACAAAACATCGGAACCAGGAGGTATAGCAATTAAATCTGGTATCCCGTTTTTATTTGTTTTTATAAGTTTTATAACATAGTAACCTTTTTCCTCAAGCTCCTTAATTCTTTTCTTCTGTATTTGTTGTTCTGTCAAAACCTCTTTTTACAAAGATAGCAAATCCCTTTTGAAGTGTTTTAATGTATAATCTTTCTTCTTTACTACTGCTTTATAAATTTTTTTTTCTATACCCTTGTTTGAAAATACCCAATAAATTTTATTATACATTCTGTTTTTGGTTGTCATTCTATCCCTGCTTTGCCAATAACTTGTTGCCGAAAAATCAATATTAAAATACACCAGAGCTTCTGCATGGCGCAAGCTTATTCCTTCTCTTCCTGAAACAATTTGTAGGGCTATATTTTTATTAGTGTCTTTAAAGACACCGATGTCTGTAGTTATTGATTCTAAAAAAGTTTCTTTCAAGACATCTAGTTCTTTTTTAAACTTATAAAATATAGCAATCTTTTTATTTTTAAACTTTCTTTTTATAAACTCTGCCTTGCTGTTATCCACAACCATAGAGTTTCCGCTTTCAAATATGATAGTTCCGCTATATATCTGGTGAAGCTTCTGCATAAGTTTGACGGGCGTGTCTGCCAATATAACTTCTTCTTTCCCTTGCACGACTAAATCTTTTTTTAATCTTGTGGCAAGATTGTAAGTTTCAGGTTTCATTTGTACCTCTAATATTTTTTCTTCAGTTTTAACTACAAACCCCGCTTCTTTTTGAGAGTAGCTTATTGTGTAGGGTTTCATTTCGTCAAGTATTGTAAGTAGCCCATTGCTGTAGTCCCTAATTCTAAGTGAGTTTATAATTCTTTCTTTTACATTTACATAATCATCGCAAAACCTATAGAAGTTTTTGTATTTTTTATAAGGGTTGTTAGGTATCCCATAAACCTGATGATACATTTGGCAATAAGATTCTGGGGTTGGTGTGCCTGACAACAACATAACATAGGGTTTGTTTTTTTCAATTAACTTTTTTACTTGTAAAGCTCGTTTACTTGGCTTAGGGAACGCTCCCATTCCGTGAGCTTCATCACAAATAATCACATCAATATTAACTAAATCTACCTTGTGAAGCGACTCATAATTAATTACCGTTAACTTAAACGGTTCCCCGAGTTTTTGCATATCCGATTCTATACTTGATATGGCTTTCTTTTTAGTAATAAATAAAGCGTTAACAACCTTCAAACGCTGGCAGATGCTAAGGCTGGTAAGAGTTTTACCAGTCCTAACTTCCATTGCTAAATAACAAAAACCATAGCGTGTTACAAGGTCTACGCCCTGTGTTACAATTTTTTTTTGATATGGTCTAAGTTTTATCATGTTTTAAAATAATCCCACACACTACGAAACGCAACTTTTGTGGGCAATGTTTTGTGGTAAAGTTTAGGGTCTATTTCTAACTCATTTAATTTACTTTTTACTTGAACAAACCCTTTTTCTTTAAAATAATTTTCATTTAGATATTCTAAGTAATTCTTTTTTTTATTGTTTGAATTTATCATCAATGTGTTTTTTAATTTTTTTACATTTTTCATATTCCTCCATGTTTTCAAAATAATTTAAAAGATTGACTACGGTTTTTTTTTTGATTTTCTCACCTGGATTATGCATTACATATGGATAGATAGACATAATTATATCTTCAACTGGGACTTTATTTATAATTATATAGTAAGAGTTCCTGTGAGCTAAATCTATTTGTTCTTCCGTTGTCATAAAAGCTTTCTTTGATAATTTATTTCATCTAATCTTTTCATTCTCATCCACTTTCCCTTTTGGTCTCTTCCCTCCTCTGGGGTTACACCTGTTTTATACCTCGCATAAGAAACCATCCACTTATTAAATCTAATTCTACTAATAGACATTTTTGCTCTTGGCCCGTAGTCTGGGTATTCGTCTATAAAATTAAAATAACAATCTTGAAAATGTATTCTATGGTCTACCACCAATGCTGTATTTGGTTGGTTTCCATTTATCAATCCACACCACTCTATAAAATCGTGACAGGTTTCTGCTGATAGTTGTCTTATTTTTAAGTTTACAAACTTGCTTTCAACCAGCCCGTTTGTCAAATAATCTTGCAAACACCTTATCATGTAGTTGTCAAAATCGCACCACTCATCATCATTCCAATCTCCAAACATCAGCTTGCCAAATTCATCAAGTGGTGTAAAGTTTTTATTATAATGCTGATGAAGTTCGAGCTCCCACTTTCTTCTTGCAAAGGAATTTCCCGCACCTTTAATAGCATAGTTTGTGGTAATTGCTATCTTGGGCGACTTGCTGAAAGGTATCTTAATTGCGTCTTTGTTTTTCTTTTCCAATGTAAGTCCTTCTGTAACGACTGAGAACAATCTTTCAAAGTCAAAATATTTTTTAACATCATCAAACACAAGTATCTGCGTGTCTGCCGACACAAGTTGATAGGCAAAAGACCTTTCAAACATAAAAGACTTCCCGTCAATTGTAACAATTTTTTTCATATGAGCTAAAGCGGTCATAAATAATCCCTTTCCTGTACCACCCTCTGGGTTATCTGATATTACCTCATCATTTAAAATTACTGCGGGACAGTAAGATAAATTTTTGTAGCCATGCATTAGAAAACCAATAGTAGATTCCATTGACGACACTCTGCTTTCTTCTTGACCACATATGTTTTTGATAAAAGTTTGGTAGTAACCGTCCTCTTGCACTCCACACAAATTAAAGTTTCTATTTATCACATGGTCTTTCCAAACATATCCTCCTAAATCTAAATAATCTATGGGCACTATTTCGTTCTTGGTAATTTTTACTGCACAATTTTTATAATACAAGTAAGAAGTTTCTTTAGTGTCTTCAATAAAATAAATATCTATGGTTGATAGCATAGACAAAAACTCCTCTTTAAAAAAACGAGTATTGTCTGCAAAATAATTATAGATAGACATATCGTCATCTTCAATCAAGTGGTTTAAAATAAAATCCTTTATTTGTTTTTCGTCAGTGTGGTCTATTAAGTTGTTGGTAACTTTCACGAACACATAGTTCTTTCCTCCTTCGGGGCAATACTTATAAAACCCGTTGTCCTCTAAAAAATGTTTGAAAAGTATATGTATAATTTTAATTACCCCTTTATCTGTTTTGCTCCAAAATTTTTCCTCTTGATTTTCTTCATCTAATCTTTTTAAAACTGAATCAATAGTTCTGTCTTCAACCTCTTCATCTTGTAGTTGTTGTTTGATTTCGTTTTTAGAAGAGCCTCGTTTCAATTTTACTTTTATGTTGTTCAATCTGTCCTCGTCCTCATAGTATTTCGTACCAAAATTTGCCGTGTTTGAGTAGGCCGAATCAATTGTTCGTGTTATCTCTGCCTCGTTAAAATCTTTGGTCTTATAGTTTGAAAGAACATAGCCTGCTAATGATTTATTTATCCCAAAGTCGTTAAAAGCACTAGCTAAAACGAAACAATTATTGTTTCTTTGCCCTTCTATCATAGGGTATTTTTTCTTCCACCAAATTAAAAGTATATCTACAATCTTGTTTTCATCTGTAATTGGAATGGTTGGTAAATCTTTAATTATATGTTTCTCTTCATAATCTTTCTCTTCAATCTTATCCCAAACACTTGAGTTTTCATTAATGTAAAGCAATGGGTCGTAGCTTTCATAACAAACTCTTGATACATTTTTACAAGTCGGGTCAAAGTGTGGGTTGTCAAAATGAGATTGCAATGAATTAAAATACTTCACATGATTATCTACATCTTGCGGTATCTTTACCAATACCTTAAGTCCTTTTCCCGAAGGAGATATAAACACCGAATACACATAAGGATTTTTGGTTAGTTGTTCTTTGTCCTGTAATAACTCTTTGTTTTTTTCATATCCATCAAAGTCCAAACAAATAAAACCTGAATGATGCTGTATCGAACTATCGTTTCTTTTAGTAAATATTCCTGAAAAGCAAATAGCGGGTAAGTTTTTCTTCATTTCATTTCTCTCATCTTTTCTCTTTTCGAGGCGGATACTTTTGACAAGTTCTTTGCTTGCTCCGTGTTTGATTCTCTCTAAAATACTATCCATTGTCCTATGAAATGGAGTGTCTGTCTCTTTTATATTTTGAAATATTGTTATGTTTGGTGTCATCTTGTGTTGGGTTTGTGTTAAGTTTATGTTGTCAATCTCTTTGATTTTCAGTTAGTTGCATACTTTGTTAACTTTTCCTTATGTATGTGGGAAAAAAAAATAATGTTATAGTAAATATATATATATCATTGCACAATAAAAAGCGAGCATTTGTAAGGTAAAAAAAAAGGGGAGTTTAATCCCCCTTTTTGTGTATAAAACTTTAGTTTTAAAAAGGTAGTCCGTCTCCACCTTCAGCAGTTTGTTGTTCCTCTACCTTCGGTGTTGGCTCCCATGTGTCTAATTGCATATAAATATTACCTGATTTGGCAGTCTTTACATCTATGTTTACCCAACCCTTTTTTTTGTTAGCATTTAAGAACGCAATAGCATCGTCTACTTTTACACTCATGCTTCCAACTACGAAGTCGGGTGCATTTGGCTTCCTTTTAAAAGAAAACCCATCTGCAAAGATAGGGTCATCTTGCACTTGTTGATTGTTTTTCATATTGTTTATTAATTATTAATTTTTGTTCCAATAATCTTAATGTTTCAGAAATGATTTGACTCTTTTCTTGTTGATTTTTACAAGTAGTTGGAACATCCACTTGAAAAAAATCTTTCTTTTTTTTAAATAAGTTTATCATATATAAAATAGTTTTCTATATCTTCAGTCGGATTATCGCCATAAAACTTTTGATATATTTCAATTGCTTTCTCAACCTTTTCCTCTCCTCTATCTATAAAGGATTGTTCTGGCTCAAACATGCCAACCATCTGTGTTAGTTTGTCCACCACATAAAAAACAAGTGGCCTGTCAAACAAACATTGATATATGTAACACTGACTATCGTAATTATATAGTGTTGCTTTTCTTTTAAAGTCATTGATATTGCTTGATGATTTTAAATCAATAATTTGATTCTGGCCAAGTATATCCGCTTTGCCCTTCCACATTAGTCCTTTGATTTCTTTAATCATCGGCACTTCATATTGGTTATCGGGCGAATATAATTCATCAAAAAAAATAATGTTACTATTTATTGCACTAACCCATGAATGAACATCATCAACTTCTTTTTGTAACAATGCTATTTCGATTTTTTGTTCAGCAACAAACTCTCTGTATGCTTTGTTGTTCCTGGTAGCTACATCAACCACTGGAAATTGTTTTGCTTTTTCGGGCTCTAAAATAAGCTGATGGAAAAATCTTCCAACCGCAAATTCTTTAGTGTCGGGACGAGACACTCCAAACTCTTTTGGATTTCTTAGCAAAGTTCCTATGTCGGAGTTGGAAAGATAATTCTTCCCAACCCCATTATAATATTCGTTGTCGTCTAAAAGTTTCTCTAATATTTTTTTCATGTCTTGATTACATTAGAGATTTCTTTTTTCACATTTGCTTTTATCTTGTATTTCTTTTGAAGATTAGAAACAAGCTTTGCAATTCCCAAATTTTTATTTGCTACCACATAACTTAAAACCTTGTCCCAGTTTTCATCTCCAATATTTAAATCATAAACAGTTGTTGTTTGGGGTGCTTCTTGTTGTGCGATAGCATTGGCTACCTCGTTGGCTGATGCTACTGAGGTGTCTAATCCAATACCAAAGTTACCTAAAGCTCTACCCCAAGCTGAAGTCTCGCAATTTTCTACATAACTTGTTTTGTTTATAAAAGTACTTCCTTTACTTTCCTCTGCAAGTCCAGTAGCTATTGTTCTGCCTTCCTCATCTTTGATAATTGCTTTGATAAGAATTGTAGTGTCTGTCTTGTCTAACACTTTGCTTTCAAGTGTGTATCTGTTGAAATATTTTCTGAAATGTTTTAATCTTTCATGGACTTCAACATAGTCCTTTCCCTTTATGCTTATTGTTTTTAATTTATTCATAATTTTAGTAGTTTATCGGTTATTAATTTATATTTATTCATCAATCTTTCTCTTGAGTTTTTTAAAGATTGTATTTGCTTTGGATTTTTTTTGCCGTTCATTTCTAACTTTATTGAAACTTCAATTCTTTTTAGTTTGATTTTATAGTTGTCAAGCGCAAGCATATAACACCCATGCCTCCAACCGCCCTCAAAAAAAGCAAGTAGTTGATTCTCGGTTAGTTTTTTATAGTGATGACCACCCAAAGCGGTGTTAAAAATACTTGTTTCTCCTGTATTATTATCTTTAAGTATTTTACAGCCGAATACCATTCTTGCTTTATATTCTGGTCCGTTTAAGTTGACTGCGTAAGGGTCTTGTACCGCTTGTTCAAATATATCTTTCATTCTGTATTCCATTAAAATACATCTTGGTTTTCTAATACTATGTTGGATATTATATTGCTATAATCTGCGTCCTCTTCGATTTTTTTTTCTACTTGAGCAATTCCATGTAAGATGGAAGAGTGCCCCACATCATAACCATTCCCCGACATATAGTCTTGGATATATCTTAATCTCATAGGCCTCGTATAACACAGGTAGTATAACAAATGTCTTGCGTCTACGACTTTTCTTTTTTTAGTTTTGTCAAATAACTCGTCTGTATCTATGCCGAAAAGATTAGTTACTTTTTCTACATACTGATTGAATATTCTTATTTTCATTTTGTTTATTTTGATAATGTTTAAATTGTTTTTGACCCTTTAACATACCATCGTACATGTCGGTCATAAGCTTCTGTAAAGTTTGTTTGTGCATAGTAAATGTTTGGTTTGATAAATTTATAAAATGTTTAACTATTGTCCAAATTTTACTTGGTCTTTTTTCTTAATAATTTTAGCTCTTATCTTGTCGTTTTCTTTTTCCATCTCAACTTTTAGTAAGATTAAGTATCCAATTAAATCTTTTATGGTGTCCTCGCTTGAGGCAATACCACTGCACTTGTTTATCCCTAAGGTTTTTATGCGGGACAATTTGTCATCTATTCTTGCGCACAAACCTTCTGTTGCGTTTAGTTTTGAAAAGATATGTGGAGGGTTGTTTGCAGTGTCTCCATAGTTTTTGTTCTTCTCTAATAAAAGCAACACAACATCTCGTGCCACTTGTTTTATATATTCCTCTGTTGTTTTTTTCATACCCCTAACATCTTATAGGTTGTGTAATACAAGTCGCTCTCTAACATTTTAAAATCCCTTGTTTCCATTTGGTCTTTTTCCCCATAATTTAAATACCAATTTCCACTTTCCAACATTTCAATCTTTAGTCCACCAATGTAGCACATCACTGCCACACATTCTTTGTGCAGTGGCACATCTTTAAACCAGTTCTCATATTCCTCTCGGGTTAACAATCTCCCAGTGTCTTTAAAGACACTTATTGATAGGGGCTTTTCATCGTCTGCATATCTTAGCAGTCTGCTGATATAATGTCTGTCGGGTTTTGGGCGAAGCTTTTCTGCTTCTGCTTCTGTTTTAAATATATTCATAGTTTTAGTTTTAAAAAAGGCGGTTTGTTTTTTAAGAGTAACCACCTAACGAAAGCTCTTGCGTTTTTTATATGTAATGTTTGCCATATGATTAAATGCTTGTCCCTCAATATATTCGTTTATATCTTGCTTTATATTCAGTTCATAAATTCTTTTTATGTCCTTCAATATTTTTATGTAATCTTTTTCATCAAACGAATATCCTTTGCTATCGCATATGTTTTTCACATCTTGAATAGTTATTGTGAAACTTATTTCTATCATGGTTTTAAGTCGGATACTCGTACATACCAGTACCCATTGTTTAAGATTTTTTTTGCTTGGTGAAACCAATTTTCTTTCTTTTGTTTGCCCACATATATGAGCACTTTTAAGTTCAAAGAAATTGCTTCAATTACTTCTTCAACAAACTCTACTTCCTGGTAGGTGTTGTCGTCATACAGAACAAACAATCTAAAGTTGTTCATAATCTCTTGTATATAGGTTTGTCCCTGCTGACATTGTTTGGTTGTGTCTAACCAAATGCTATCGTTAAGTTTTATCATGTTGTTCATTTCTTTTTGACTTTCATGTTTTGTTCCATAAATATTCTTATTTTTCTTTTCCACTTAACCTTTTCTTTATCGCTCTCCACATATTCGGGAAAACAAAACCAATACTTTGGCTCTTTTTTGAAAAAATTTTTGATGATATATCCTATTGCTTTCATAGTGTTATGTTTGGTTTATACCAATGTACGACAATATTTAGACAATTGCAAATTTAATTGTGGGGTTAGAAAATATTTCCATCTGCGTACCCGCTTGCTTCGGCATCTATAATCGGGTACACTCTGTTTATGTAGTCCCCATATTTTTTATACCACTCCACTTTTGCATGAAGTTCTGCTTCTTGTTCAGTCATAGGTTTTCTTGTATTAAATCTATTATCTCATCAAACTTTTCGCACCCACAGGTAGTTTGTGAATCCTCTATACAGGGTG